TCTGTTTGTCCGCAATCAAAATAGAAGTTTTCCAATTCTGGAAATGTTTCTAAGAAATTAGTACCGCGTCTGCGGTCGTATTCTGTAAACCAATTAAAGAAGTCTCGTTTGCCTTCTTTTAGTTTTTCTGGGGTATAGATAGCTGATTCCATGTATTTTACTACTCTTAGGAATTTTTCATACTCTAAGTCGTTGAATTTGCTACGGTTTTTATCGTCTAGATTGGCTAGAATGAAGTCTAGATGTCTTTGCATGTAAGGCATAAACTCATCTTTAGGCAATAAATTCATGTCGTATTGTAATGGCTCTTTTAAGAACGGAGTGTCAAAGCGTATACGCTGCCATTTGTTCTGATCAAAGCCATTATACTTAACACGCCATTCTAAGATCTTTTCTAATAAACTTTGGAAGTTTGTTACTGTTAGAATATTAAAGGTACACATAAATGTAACTGGTAACGTGGTCTTGGTTAGATAAGTGTCAAGGTTACGTTCCCATACTGTTAGATCCAATCCAGTACGCAGATATTCTGCAGGTGCTCCCCAAGTATCTATACTTGTAAAGATTTTAAAATCTTTAATCTTTCCACTGTTAACTAGATTGTTTACTTTTTCTACAAGTCTATCAATCAATATAGGCTTAACGCCAAAGTTTGAATTGATGTTGAGTTCTAGATTAGGTAACGGATTTGCTTCTAAGTCCTCAAGTAGGCGCCATGTGCTGGCTTGTAGTAATGGCTCGCCTCCTGTGACACGCAAGATAGTTAATGTCTTGCTAACTTCAGGCCACCACTTCCACCATGCTTCTACATAGGGATTAGTTTCTTCTTCATAAATTTTAAACCAATCGATATCATTGCGATGATTCTTGACCATATCATATGGACCAAAATCTCGTATTTCTTTATAGTAAGAACTACTATGCTTGGGATGGCAATATCCGCATTTGAAATTACATTCGTTTCCAAAGCTAACTTCTATGTATTGTGGATTAATATTTTGATCCCAGTCACCTGTTTTAATTTGTTCAAAACGCTCAGGCGTATAGATACTAGCATTACGTTCTTTGCGATCACTTAGGTATTCTTCACCCATTGCTTCAATATTCCAGCAATAATTGCAGCCGCTGGGTTTGCCGCCGTTAAGCATTTCTAATCGCTCGTGTTTCTTTTGCACAGTGTTGTGTAATGCACTAGGATTAATAACAATTTCATCGATAGGAATCTTGTGTGGTGCAGGATGATAACAGCTATGTGTCTCGCCTGTCTGAAGATAGATAGTAGTATGATGCCATTTGGCCATGCAGAATGTAGGACTTACCTCATTCATTATAGGAATAAATTTTTTAATTCTTGCTATATCGTTCATCAAATTGTTCCTTAAGCCACTTAAAGTCATTTATTTTTTTAAGAGCATCTATATTATTTTTATTTTTTAAACCGTAGCCTCGGCCTGCAATCGCACCGGCAATTGCATAGTAGTCTGTAGATTTTTCACACCATGTATCTAATCTCTCTTGTGTTTCTGCATCTAATTGTCGATCAATAATTCTACTTGCTAATTTGCAACATTCTCTAAATGATGATTTCCATGTATTATACGGATCTGTATTAAATTTATTAACATTAGAAATAATTGGTATTGATTTAAATTTGCCACTGATACTAGTTGTCATATCTGGGTTATTTGTTTGCATATTAGCTGTTAATTTTGTAGGCAACAATTTAACTCCGCCATTGCCGTATTCTAATCCATTAACTGGATTTCTACTTTTCCAAACATGAACAGTATCTTGGTCGTGTTTTTTAACTTGATAATCAAATGTAAATTCATCAACTAGCTCGGCATCGGCATCAACAACCCAAAACATTTTTGTATTAACTAATGTTGCTGCCTGTTTGTGAGCATTATGTATTCCGTCTACATCCTTAACTCTAAAAATTTTATTATTCAACTTCTTGTCTAATAATTTTTTAAAATTTTCATCTGCAACTAATTCATAATAAGATATGAATACAATATCAAACGGTTTTGGCATGCTTGCTAAAATAGGTATTTCCTTTTTAATAGTAAAAAATCGATATTCAAATTCTCGCTGGCTTACTATATGATATTTTGAAAACAAACAGATTCCATCAAAATTTTCTCCGTTTTGGAATATATGGGTAACTGGATGATTATACTTAGGTACTTGGTAATTAAAATTGAAATCGTCAATAACTGCGATATCATTAAAGATTGCCCAAAACATAGAAGTCTTAGATTTTTTAGCAGCTTGCTCGTATTCCTCAAATGACGATACTGTAAAAACATCATACGGTACAGGATTACTTGCAATTATATCAATGTCTTTTTTGTTTGCAAAAAATCTATTATCAAATTCTCTCTTTGAAATATTTGAATTTTTATTGAATAAACAAATACCGTCGTGATGTTTGCCGTTTTTAAACACGTGAACAATATGCTGATTATGTGTAGCTACTTGATAATCAAATTTAAAATTACTATCTATTGTAACATCGTTCCATACTGCCCAAAACATATTTGAGCTGGTAGTGTTTACAGCCGTTACATACTCGTCATATGTATCTATATGGTATATGTTGTATTGTTTGGGAGTACTTGCAATTATATCAATGTCTTTTTTATTGCTAAAAAATCTATAATCAAATTCTTTTTTTGACACTGTGATGTTCTTAGGAAACAAACAAATACCGTCATAGTGTTCACCATTACGAAACACGTGAACATACATATTGTCCCACTCATCAGTAGTATACTCTAATAAATTAAATGTCGTGAACAGATCCACATCGTCCCAAATAACCCAAAACATTTTTGTGAAACATTTAGACCGAATTTGCTCGTATGTTTTTATATTCGATAAACGCTGGGCGAACGGATAATTAGACTTTATTTTGTTCCAATCTGCATCATTGCCCGCTGCGTTGCTAACATAAAAAATATCATACATTTGCAGGCACCGACATCTTGAAATAAGTATCGTTAAGGTTCATTGTTTCGTTATATAAATCCAACGTAAACTTACTTTGTTGTGCATCTAGATACGGCCAATCAAGTCCCAATTGTGCTTTAAGCTGTGTTCCCAACACTGTTATATCATGCTGAACCGTTTCGTGATTGACCTGTTCTTGGTATATATTTCCTAATATTTCAAAATCTCTAACATCCACATAATTCCAGTCGGTGCAGTTGGTCATCCAAGTGCCCATACGAGCACCAAGCACTGCATACGAGCCATTTTCTTCATGAGCACCCACTGTTGACCACATACGTAATCTATGAATATTATGCCACCAGATTCGTTGTTTAATTTCTTGAGGTGGCACTTTTACACCATCCAACAGGGTCATTTTAACACCCTCTCGGAATCCTGCTCGCCATGCTTGAAATGCATTACCGGTGATAATGCTTTCACTAAATGTCAAGGGGAAGTTACGATATCCATCTTCCCAACAAAAGTCAACCTGTGCTCTATCGCTTGTACTATTTTCATGAGTCTGCATGCCAAGTACAAATTGTTTGTTCCAAATTTTTAACCCACCGTTGCCGTACCGTAGGCCGTTGATTGTATTTTTGCCGCACCAACCGTATACTTGTATCTTGGGATCACTCATGTCTAGATCAATGTTGAAAAATTTCTTGTCAACAATATTATCAGCATCCACAGTAACAAACCACTCCGTTTCGCTCAGATTAGCGGCGGCCTTGTGAGCATGATCGCTGCCTTTTACGCCGTGGACACGTTTTGCCCAAGGTACCTTGTTACACAGATCAGCGTAATGCAAATCAGCATTAGGTTCGTCATAACTTAAAAAGATAATATCAAATTCAATTATTTTCATTTATACTCAATTACATAATTTTTAAATAGGCGTCTAGTATATACACTAAATTTATTGTAATCAATATTTTTGATAATTTTAGTTTTACCTATTAGTTCGTTAATTTTAACAGAAAACATTTCAAAAGTCAAATTAGGATCATTGTATTCAGTGATTAGAAAATTCATTTCTGCGTTGCCATCCCATACAATTTTTCTAGATTTAAATTCTTTTTTAATTTTTTTAGTGCCGCCTAATGCTTCAGACAGTTGGATCTTTAGAGTTTTAGTGTTAGACAAATAACTAATATACACATCAGGGATTTCTATATCAGAATGTTCAACAGAAATAATACGATGTAATACATCGTCTATAGTTGTTAAGTTTTTAATTTCGGCAATTTCTAATTTATTAGAATTAACATCTACCTGACAATTATGAATCTTAATTTCTGCATCAATAATTCTTTCAGCAGTTTCAGTATCAACAGGTACAGTGTATTCTTCAGCAGAAAAAGCGTAAGATGGACCTACGCTTTTTACATCACCGGTAAACGGATCGTATACTGCAACGTATTCAATTTTTGGTAGCTGAAAGTTTTCGATCCACTTGTCAAAATCAATTACTTTTTCCATGCTATTTCCTCTAAGATATTAATCATTTCATCGTCGATTTTATTTTTTTCAACATAATGCACGATGCCATTTTGTTGATAATTTCCTATTTTTAATTTACCGTAGCGATTAAGATAAAAGCCCACGTGGTCGCTCCATGTGTCGGCGGGCCATGGCCAATTCTGTACCATAGGTTTCATATGCACTATGCGAGGAAACTCTAGAGGATAAGCAATGACATCAGTTATATCTAAAAGTTTTGCAGCTAGGGCAAATGCTTCGTCTGTACCTACAACTTTTGGCTTGTGTTCTGATAAAAATAAATTACTAAATTCGATTGGGTTTTTAATAATTTGTCTACCGAGCTCAAAAAATTCTTCTGCTAGCTTACTGTCCTTTTTAAAGAAAGTATACAGTGAATACAGGTTAGGCAAATTATTTTTTGTAAATGTGCGTCGGTAATAATCACCGGTGATTACCTCGCCTCTATAGGTATAGGTTTTATTAGCAATGTAAAGTTCTGAGTTTTCAATAAAGTATTCGGCCCAATGACTGTAATCTTCTGTGAACAACATATCAACGTCGAGACATACTGTGTTGTCAAACGGTGTTAGCTGATCCATCCAACTACGGCCGTCCCAAAATGTTTCTTGATTCCATTCAATGACGTGATCAAATACCCATGCGCTTGTTAACCCTGATAACTTTTCTTTATTGTCAATTACAAGAGCAACTTTATCGTACCCTTCACGTTGAGTATTTTTAATGCTCAGGGCAAGTCCGTAGGCTAATTTTAAATAATCAACAGACTCATGTTCTGATACAACTAATAGATATCCAAAACTCATATCATCTCCAATAGCTGCGATCCGTATCTAATAATACTCTGCTTATTCATTATGTGTATATCAGTGTCGGTAATCGACGCTGGAATATATTTTTCGCCTAATGGAGTTGATATCAAAAATGTTAATTTGTTACCCTCTACTGAGGCTAATATATCTTTATCTAATGCGGTTAGCACTGGAGGCAATTTACCGGAGTCTAGATTTATAAAGCCATCTAATATATGTTTTGCAACACTAAATGCAATATCGTTTCTATACTGACGATTATCAAATCTAAAAATATCTGCGTAATGCTTGTAATTTTCTTTTACAAAATTTACTGTGTCAAAAAACGTTTTAGCATGTGGCGTTTTGCTAAACATTACAGTAGTGGCCCAATATAGCTTAACTCCTACTTCGGAAATATATCGATCATTATAGCCTAGTCGATCACCGGAGTATATATCATTTATACTTTGACCTATTAGAACATCGTCGTCAATGTTCCAATATTCGGATAATCTGTTCGAAAAAATAAAGTAGTCACTGTCTATTAACAGTGTTCTAT